ATGGACATCTGACTGCCGACCTGGGTCATCTGCTGGGCCAGGGCCTGTACCCGCTGACCGACTGACTCCATCCCAGTGCTCATCTGCTGCGCAGCCTGGGCGGCTTCCTCCATGAGCCCCTGCACGCTCTGCAGCTCCTTGGCCAGCTCTTGCACGCGCTGATTGGTGGGACTGACCCCGGCCATAAGCAACTCGTCCAGCGCTTGTTCCAGGGCACGGGCTTTGGCAGCGTTGCCGTCGAACGAATCTCCGAGAAGCGACTGCTTGGACGATGCCGCAGATATGGATGCCCCCAGCTTCTCAAGACTGGCGTTGACCGTCTGCTCCATGCGCGCCGCCGCCTCGCGGTACTTGCCGTCGAGCGTGACGAGTTCCTGAGTGACCTGCTGCACGCCCTGCTGGAACTTCGTATAGTCAAGGCCGAACTCGGCCCATATCGATCCCATGCTGCCCCAAGGCATAGCCTCACCACCCCGGTACGCAAGCAGGCCAGGAGCTTATTCCTTGCCCCTGGCCTTGCGCTTGTTCTGCTGTTCCTCCAGCCATTCCAGCGACACAGGCGCCCGTTGAACTGGTTCCGCCGGTCGCTGGCCCTTGGCTCTGGCTTCGGCGTCCTTCTGCGCCTGCTCGCGCAACTGCATCAGGGAATGAGCGCAGAGCTCGTCCACGCAGAACGCCTCATATTGGCCCACCCCCGGCATGTAGTCACTCGGTCGCCTGCCGAACTCCTTCGCCACCACCGCCAGCCTCAGCACCAGTCCCCGGTCCTGTGCGAAAGGTTTCGAGCGACGCCAGACCTCCCTGCGCGTAGTTGAATAGGTCGATCTTCTGCTCGTCAGTCAGAAACTCCCCGACCTCGTCCCACTTGGGCTCCAGCAGTACGGCCTTGGCGACAGCGTCGACCATAGCCATGGCCTGCGCTGCAGTCTCGGCCTTCGCCCTGGCGTCGTCGACGAACTCCTCCGCGTTGCTGTAGGCGTGCTTGAGCAGCATGTTGGGCACCTGCCCGCTTGCGATCAGGCTCGTCATAGAAACCCGGCGGACCTTCACAGGGATGGTCTCGCCGGGCTCCCAGCCGTGTATGTCGATGATCTGCGTAGCCTTGCCGAGGAACTCCTCGGCGGTGATTGCTTTACGAGTCTGGCTCATGGGGTTGTCTCCTTAGCTTGTTGGTCAGCTGCTCTTAGGCCGGCAGCGCAGCCACGCGCTCGATGCTGTAGCAGGATGCCTGCGTGCTGCGGTTGTCGGTCCCAACGATTGTATAGGACGGCACAGCGAACGCCTTGTCAGTCTGCGCAAAGGACGGGATCTTGCCCTTCGCGTAATTCAGGGTCACCTTGGTGTACCCCGCGATGTCGCCGGCGGTGTTGGAGCCATCGGCATAGCGAGCCGAGTAGATCTCGGCCTTGAACGGAGTCCTCGTAGTCTCGCTCATCTTGGGCGCCACGTACTTGGCTGTTTCTCCAGTGCCGGTAACCGTTCCTCCGCCGATCAGCGCCATGGCATCGATGTCCAGCTTGGCGTCCTTGAATGTCGCCGTTATGGAGGTCAGCGTGTCGTCATCCTTGACTGTCGCGATGAGCTTGTCCCCGCCGCGCAGTTCGGTCTCCCCGCCCTCCTTGATGTTAGGCGAGTAGGAGACCTCCTGCGGGCTGTTGATGGTGATGACCTTTCCGTCCACCTTCGTAGAGCCGTCCTGATTGAGCTCCGTGAGCACGACGCGCCGCACGCCGTATACGTTGTCAGCCATTCGTTATCAACCTCCACGTGGAATTCTGAAATCGATTCGCTTCCCGACCGCCTGCAGGTCGGGGTCGTAGTAGTCGCGCATGGTCTGGTCCCATTCCAGCGCGAACCTGCGCCCGTTCGCCCCGGTGAGCTCCATGTTGTGTAGGAGCCGCTTGACCTCGTCCACAGCCGCGTCCACGGGCACATAGCTGCCCTCGGCGAAGTAGAGCCAGACAGAGACGGACTGAAAACGCCCCACCCGGTTGAACGGAGCGGGGGTCTCCTCACCCATCTCGATCACGCCGTAGGGTTTGGACGTGTCCTTTGTCGCCTTGTGCGGCTGCAGCCAGGTGCGAACGGTCCGGCAGTTGTCCATGAGATGCTTGTAGAGCGTTGCCCTCATTTGGTCAGCAACTCCTTGGCCGCGTCGAAGAACTCAGGCGCGAACTTCTGCGCCGTGGGTTCGAGGATGGGCCGCCGGCCCTTCCGGCTCAGCTCGAGGTATTCGCCATAGTCCTCAGTGTGGGCAATCCGAACCTTGAGCTTGCCGTCCTCCTCCAGTACCTCGCCGAACAGACCCTGGCGTGCGTGTCCGGTCTGGTCTTGCCACGGCGCGTTCTGCTTGGCGTAGGCCTCCATCTGCGCGGCAGTCTGCATCCCTAGCCCATGGAGCGCCGTCCGCATTCGGTCCTCGTATCCCTGGAGGTTGCCTATCACGTTATCCAGTCCCGGCATCAGCTCACCTCCTCAAGGTCGGCGTGTATGGCTGTGGTTTGCCCACCTGTGCTCGCTGGGCTTATGGAGCGGATCCTGAACTGCCGGCCCTGGTGCGTGAACGT